AATCCGTTCTACTTATAAATAATGCAGTTGCCATATTATCTTTTTTTGTTTACAAATCCGTTATTAGGCATATCTGTTGGTCTTTTTGCAACCTCTTTAGCGTTTACTTCTGGTTTAAATCCCTCTTTTTTAGCCTTATTTACGCTTATTTCTGAATTTGGATTTTTAGCATCAGCAGTTCCACCTTTTCTTTTTGACTTATAAGTCTTTCTCATCCAAAAATGATGACAATCTCCTCCGCCTTTATATAAAAAGATGTCGTAATTATCAGCACCATTTAATCCCCAACCAGCATTTACGCTACTTTTACTCATCATTTGTATATCTTCTTTACGATATATCTTTTTAGATGCTACCATTTTCTTGCAAAATTCTCTACTATCAGAACTTGCAGTTAAAGGTGCATATTGGTATCTTACTTTGAACTTAAAACCGTTTGCTTCTCCATCTTGTTCGCTCTTTGCATTTGGTCTTGCAGTTCCAGTAGTTGCAAAATTGTATATTTTAGAAAGGATAGATAATTTAGGATTGTTTAACGCTTCAACTTCTTTATCTAATTCTTCTTCTGAATCGTAATCTACTTTTCTTTCGTCTATTAATTCCCACTCATCTAAATCTTCATCTTCTCCAAACTCTTCTAAATCAGAATCCATTTTAGACATTTTAACACCAGTTTCTTCTTCTCTTGTTTCTTGGTCTTTTACGTTGTCTAAATCTGTAAATTCTAAAGGTTGTAACGTCTTAAAATATAGGTTTAAGCTAATACCATTGAATGCAAGTATTTGGTCAAAGGCATCTATTAAAAGTTCTTGAAATGGTCTAATAACGGTGTTATCCATTAAGATAGTTGCGGTCTTTAATTCGTCTGCATTGTTACCTAATCCACTTGAATCTTTTACACCTAATAACATAGGAGAAACAACCCTATGCGATACCATTATTTTCTTTTGTGATTCTTCTGAAAGAAATTGATATTGGTTATGTGCATCACTTAATTGAACTGGTGTAATATCAGCAGCAGACTCTTTATCGTCATTAAAAGCAAGTATAAATTTACCAGCATTTGAACTTCCAGAAAACTTATTCTTTATCTTATTTTCAATTATTGTTTGTGCATTTTCATCTGGTATTCCATTATTAAAATTAATTAACATTGATGGTGCAAGACCGTTTAAAATGTTGTTTAAATGATAATTTGATACCTCTTCTTCTAATTCTGCGTATTGTAAGCCACCTTGATAATCTGGAGTACTGTAATAATACATTCCAGCTTTATAAGGCTTTATATATAAAATCTCTATTGGTTGTGGACTATCTGAAACACCAAACGCTGGTATTCTTTTAGGTTCATCACTCGGCTTTGCATTTGCCCAATCTGGATGGTAATAATATGCTTGTACTTGTTTATCGTCTGCACTACATTTTTCTGCTCTTAAAGTTTCAACTGGTAAATGTTCAACTCTTTGAATTGTTTTTTTATCTTTTGAATAAATTACTTGAATAGCACATTGCCCAGCTAATTTTAAATCGTAAGCTAATCTTCTAACAACATCTTTTTTAAATAAAGAAATCATTAAAGCATATTGTTCTGGTTTTTTAGAACTGTTTGTTGCATCTAAACCTTTACCAAAAATCATTTGAGAAATAGCGTTTATAACTGCACTATTTGTTGGACTTCCGTTATACCTATCAATTAAGAATTGAAAGTAATTATTGTTAGCACCAAATTCAACCCACTCTTTACTTTTAGATTCTACAATTTTAGGAGAACTATAAGTTGATAGATTTACAAAGCTAATCTTTGAATCTTTCTTTTTAGCCACCGTTGGCTTTCTGTATTTATTTATGTGTTTACTCATAATATTATAAAATCGTTATTACCACTCTTTGATTTATATACGTCTTTATTTACTGTATAATGTTCGTTATTAGATTGGTTTGTTGATTGTGAAGTACAAAATATTTTATCTCTGTAAATAATATCAGATTCAGATACAACACCTTGTCCATTGTAAATTTTTAAATCGTAAAAACGTCCCTCTTTTAAATCAAAAACACTTGATAAACTAATGTAATTACCAGTTTTAACACCAGTAACTAACAAAGTATTTGTATCGTTTGTACTGTCATCCCTTAATTTTAAGGTAACAGATGTAGCATATACTCTTGGTATAACCTTTATATTTTGTGTAGTTGATATGGGTAACAAATGCTTCATATATATATAATAAAAAAAAACACGTTATTTATATATTAAAGCAAAAAAAAAGGATAACCAATTAAGATTACCCTTTTTAAATAAATTAGAACTAAAAATTATGCGTTAGGGTCAATTTGAGCCGAACTCTCGTTAGCCGTTACAACAGTTGATACAGTAAAGTTAGCTGGAGATGTTTCCATACCCTCTAAAGTTAAAGTAAAACCGCTTAAATCTCCCATTGCAGCACCACTAACAATAGTACCACCAGTAACCTCTGCACCGTGAACTAAACCAACTAAAAAGAAGTTTCCGTTATAGTCTTCAATTGCAACGTGTGGTCTTGATGAAGCTAATAATTTAATTTCTTCTTGTGTAGCTTTGTCCAATGTGGTCAAAGTTAAATTTAAAGTTTGTGTGTAAAAAGTTGTTCCGTTTTCTCTTGAACTGGTAATTGCAGTTTCTAAAGATGAAGAACCTTTAATATCGTATTTGTAAAAATCTGGTGTACCAGCAATTGCAGTAATTTCTCCAGCTACTATTGTAACATCTCCCAATGTACCATAGTCTGCAAAATAAACTGCTTTCAAACCGCCAACAGAATTCTTGCACGGTAATGCTCTTCCAGATGTAAGTAAACAAGCCATATGTATTATTTTTTTTAAGTTATTTTTTTAAATTATTTTTTTTATCCAATCCTTATTTGTATTTGTTTTTAATCTATGACAATTAGCACAAAGAGTTCGTAGGTTTTCTAATTTGTTATTATTATGATTCCCATCTATATGGTCTACATCTAATTGACATTTATTTAATGCTACAAATCCGCAATTTTCACAATGATTCTTTTTATGTTCTCTATAACTATAATTTAAACTAAAAAATAATTCAGACCTTTTTTTTATTTTAGGGTCTTTGCTTTGACTGTTTTTTTGTTTGCAATTTCTTGAACAAAACTTTTTATTAGACCTATATTTGAATTCTTTATTACAATTTTTATAGTTGCATATCATAAACACTAATATACAAAAAACAATTAAAAGGGAGAAATTAATCCCCCTTTTTATTTGTTATTAAGAATAGAAAACAACGTCTTCTAAAACTGCTATTTGAACTGCTGCCGTATAACGTGCGATAAATCTCACATTTTTACTTCCATCCAAATCAGCCATATCTAAAACTTTGATTTCGTTTTGGTCAGATAATAAACCAGTTCCAAAATATAAGTTAGATTTTAAAGTTGATACCATTGTATCATCAGCTAATCCGTTTGCAACAACAACTTTGATTCCATCGAAATACTGAATATCAATATCTTGATTGTTTCCTAATGCCATTGAACCGTTTCCACCAACACCGTTAGCAGCAAATCCACCTAATGCTCTTTTGTACGCTCTCCATACGTTTTGAGAAACATAGATAAATAAATCTTCGTTACCATATAAAGAAGATGGTACTGCATCAGCAACCTTTCCTAATTCTTCAATAACGTTTGCAGCAGTAACAGTTGCTCCAACGATGTCTTGTCCAGCTGGTAAAGTAGCAGCAGTTAACAATGTAGCAAAACCATCAAATGTTCCAGCTCCGGCAGTTCCACTCCAGATGTCTTGTTCAGTTTGTGCAGAAATTTCAGCCGCCATTAAACCGATAAAGTAATCAGAAAAAGTAGCTGGTAAATTATCGTGTGCAGAATATCCCATTGATACCGCTTCCCAATCAGATTGAAAAGGTGTCTTACAAAGTTCCAAATTGATTTGTAATTCTTTTGGCTCGATAATTCTTTCAGTTAAAACAACTGCTCCAGCATCTGTAAAATCACAACTTGCGTTTGCAATAGCACCAGATAAACTAACTCTTTTTAAAACTTCTTTAAATTTTACATTTGGCTTAACCTCGATTAATCCATTTGCAATTGTGTTTCCAGATAAAAGTGCAGCAGAAATATATTTCCCAGCAAATTCTCCAGCGTAAGTACTTGTAATTGATAAACTCATTTTTTATTTATTTAATTTGTTAAAAATTCTATTAATTGTATTATTCTTACCTTTTTGAGAGTATAGGTTTAACTCTTTTTTACTTGTTTCGTTTTCTGGATTGTGAGATATTCCCTCAACTTCATCAGAAGATAATTCAACAGATACTTCTTCAACTTCTTTTACTTCAACTTTTGCAAGTTTTAGTTCGTTGATTTCGTTTCTTAATTTTTCAATTTCAGAAAAGAAAGTTTCTTTACTTATAGACTCAACAACTTTTTTAGGTGTTGCAGTTTCAGTAGATAAATCTTCTTCAACAACTTCTTCTTCAACTGGTGCTTCATCTTCTACTGGTGCTTCTTCTTCTTCTGCTCCAGCTTCTTTGATTTCTCCAATTACGCCCTCTTCTAAAACTACGATAGTAGAACCATCTTCAACTTGATATTCTCCAACTGGTACTGCAACTCTTTCTTCATCTGCGACAACGAAAACTTCTGCACCAACTTCAAATACTTCTGCTTCTAAAATAGCACCATTATCAAGTTTCATTTGCTCTAATTTCACTTCGATACCGAGCAAGGTTCTAACTTTGTTTAACGTTTCTTTTGTATTCATATTTATATAATAAAATTTAGTTAATATTTTGCGTTTTGGTATTAATTATTCTTCGTCTGTGTTGCTAATGTTTCCAATTCCTTGCTTCCAATACTCTGGAGTTTCGCATCCTTTTACTGGATTTGTTTTACACTCTATTGAGTAAGTGTTTAAGCATTTACAATAAACCGCTCTCATTATGACAATGCTTTTTTAAGTTCGTTTATTAGTTTATCTTCTGCTGATAAATCTTCTTTTAATTCCTCGTTTGGTCTTTCTAATTTGTCTGCGAAATACCCCTCAATACTGAAACCTTTTACCTTACCAGTCTTAACGTAATCATTCCAAATCTCATCATTATCAACTTTGACAGAGCCAACCCAAGAACCTATTGGCACATCTAAACCATATAATGCAGTCTTGTCTTTTTCTTTATCTTCTACGATCCAACTCTCAACTAATGTTAATCCCTTTAATTGTTTATTGTGTTCTAATGTTGATTGAGATTGGTTGCCATTTTGAAGATACATTTGTGATGCTCTTGCAACTGTCTTTTTAGAAAAGAAAATATAGTATTCTTCTTTACCACTTTTTCTGTAAATAGGTTTTTGTGGTATTAATAAAGCACCCATCAATAAACGTTTCTCTTTGTTTATTTCTGCAAGTTTAATTTCTTGGTTATTAAGTGCAATAAAATCAGATTCAATTGCTGGATTTTCTACAACTGAAATTGCTTCTACTCCGATTGCTTCAT